GGCCGTTAAAGAGGTAAGACTCTCTTTTGTTGATTTGCTGTATCTCTCTGAAGTCCTCAAACTCTGGGGGCTCTGCAAGCAGATTACTCATGCCTGTTAAAAACGCATACGCTCCAATCATCATCATAGTTGAGCTTTTCGTTGCAAAGCCAATCCCGAACATTAAGCCGCCACCTATAACCAAACCAATATCTTTAGCATCACCACCTGCTCCCTCTAATACAGGAACGATGTCAATTGTTTTGTAGTTTTTGTTTATGAAAAATTCAGAATCAACCAGCTTTTCAACTTCATTAACATCCTCGGTAAAAAGCGGCTTTTCGTCTGTTAAGATTTTGTATTTAATGTTCTGCTTTTCGTTTTCAAGGATAGCCTTAGAAAGCTTACGCTTGGAGACGATATCAACAGCCCGCAAACCTTCGGCTACGTTATCTATTTTAAGCTCAAAGTGTTTTTTACCTAGAGCTTCTGCTAAATTTCCGTGAAATGTAATTTTAGTTAGCTGTGACATTTTTGTGCCTAATAATTTTCTTGATTAGCTTTAAGTGTCTGCCAGTTAAGGATTCTATTCTGGAGTAACTTTTTTCGGGCTGATGCAGAATCAATCCATTACCCAAATAAATAGAGATATGAGAGCACGGCTTATTCTTTCCGTTGCTAAACAATACACAATCATACCTGTTTAATTCATCTACTTCGTAAAAACCTTCTTCTTCAAAGTGCTTCTCAAAAAGATTACTTAAATAGCTTCTCCAGTTTTGGTCTCTGTAATAGTGACCCAAAGTTATTTTGAGTTCGGCTTCATAAAAAGCTCTGACTAAAGAGTAGCAATCTGATTCTCCTATTTCGAACTTTCTTCCTATGTAGTTATTAAAATCGCCGCAGGAAGGAGAGAACTGCAATAACGAATTGTTTTCGGGGCAGTACATCACGTATGTGATATTGTGATTTATACTATTAAACTTATCAAACTCAGAAAAGTTTTGATTGCCATTTGTGTGAGAATGATAAACGGCAACAATCTCCCCAAGGTTTGAGGCTTTCAAATAATCTCTTGGATTAACCCTAAAGAAGTCTTCTTCTATAGAATCGTTTTTACTAGACACGCAAGAAAGCGTACCTTTGTTAGAGACGATTAGGCCACAGCATTCTTTAGGAAACTCTTTATCGTATTGAGCTTTGATCTGTTTTTTGATGTCAGCGTTTAAAATCAATCTATTGCCCTCCTAGAAGTTGGGAACCCACCAAAAGGCAGCGGCCCTTCTAAAGCTCCTAATTCTGGGTTGTTTGCCCATCTAAGTCTGCAACCCTCAATTGTTTTCGAGCATTGATCGGCCACCCAAAAATTTTCGTTTGGTGGTGCTTTTCCTGAGTTGCCATTTACTTTAGAAACAAAATAATAATTAACGCCTTTTATTTTAACTCTAATTGAATCTCCTTTGTTGTAGGTAGTGTTAGAGCTCCATTCGTCTTGCCCATTCGTAACGTTAAATAATACTTCACCGTCAATCGCTATGTTAATAACTTCATTATTGTACGTAGCTACTGGTGGAGCAGCGCCATTTGGGTTTGCAACGTTACCGTTCGGTATCGGATTGGCTGTGGTTTTACAGTCTAAGTTAGAATTTTCATGTGTGACATTGCCGTCGCTTTCGTTGGATTTTCCATAAACAGAATCGACTGCGTTTTTTTGCTGAGACCATTCATAGCAGCAGCCTTCACCTCTGTAAGTCCAAGGGCAAGTAAAATCATTTACAATGCGGGCTGGTAATTTTAAATCTTGAGTATCAAATGGAGAAGCTAGTTCTAACTCTAGAACGTTTACGGTTTCTGCTGACTTTCTGTCAACAAAATAAACATCAGGAGGAAACTGAGCGTTTGGGTCTGGGTCAAAGCCTTTTGGCGGCTTAACAGTGTTGCTTAGTAAAGTTGTTCCGTCGCTTTCAAAGAAATTCTCGCTGTCTATGTATTTAACAAATGTTCTGATCCTTGTTACTTTTGACCCAACAAGGTCATCTAAATCTCTTATCGCAGTTTTGATAAAAATAACTCTATTTTGCGTTTCTTGAGACAAGCCTTCTGGATCAACAGATATCGACATCTTTGGTCTCGGTGGAGAACCTTTTGCGTTTACTTCGTATCCAGTGATTTGAATTGGAGCAGCAAAATATACTTTTCCACCATAACGAATAGAGCTTTGAAATAGTTTGATATTGTTGTGAAATCGTAAAACGGTTTTACCGTTTGTTGTGTAGGCGCTTGAACCACTCCCCTCTAAGAATAAAGTTCTTTCATTGTTTTTAAGTAAGTCAGTAATGTCAATCTCGAACAAAGATACTATTGCAGTAGGGGTAAGCGAAGATGCGTCCCTAGTAACTTTTTTTAGAGAATTTTTAGCCTCTGAGATTTCCATTTTATTCCACTACTTCTTCTAGGTCTACCTTAATGGAGTAATTGTTATCGAAATTCATCGTAACATCCCATTTTCTACAAATAAACTTTTTCATTGAGGAATAAGGGGAGGGTGGCAAATATACAAAAGCTTCAGAACCGCCTCTTTCGTTTAAAAAGTGAGCGATTGCCGTACTTTCAGCCTCGTCTCTGTTATCGTAGGTTAGAGAGATTTTGAGAAGATTTGTGTTAATACCGTTTGGGGTTCTCTGCTCGTACCCATCTCCGAACCTGAGAGTTCTAACAGATGGCTCAGTTGAGATCGTTGGCGAGTAGCTAGGAATCCAAAAGAAATGAGGAACTTCTTTATTGTCAAAAGTAGTCATACCGCCCCATTTTGATGCGCCCACGGCTGGTGTTTGAGTGTTTGAGTTCTCTAAACTATAGAAGTGATTGCTATTATGAAGATAAACTTCATTTTTAGAAGCCGTACCCCCAGACCAGCTTGATATTTCATATATAGAACCCATATCCTTTTTCCTTACTTTATTTTACACGTTTTAGCGATAAAAAATAAAAAATCTTAGTGTAAAAGTATAGGATAAAGGTATAAGGTAATGGCCGATTACTATAATTATAATAATATCAGCCTAAAGGTGAATGGTAGCGGAATTTTGGCTAATTCTGCTTCTTTGTCGTTTTCTAACGAACTTACCAAGTCTACCCGCATCAATCGCGCTGGCGGAGATAACTATATAGCTACAAATGGCCTCAATGGCACTCTTAGCCTGAATTACTATGTGGACGCTAATAGCGGTGATCCTTTTTACATGCCCAGCGCCAAGCCAGGCCAAAACATTTTTAACATAGACATGGGCGGTACGACAATTCAGTCTGGCTACCTTAACCAATATAGCTGGAGTGCTAGCCCACACGGGATTTTGCAGGTAAATACCACGTTTAATTTTTACGAAGACCTACAAGGTACATTCTCTCCAGCGATCTTACCAGATCAAGATTGGGATTGGTATAAAATGTCTGATTTGACCGTTACTCTTCAGGGTATGGATGTTACAAGCAAAGTAGCCTCAGTATCTTATGATGAATCTCACAATTTTACGCCACTGTACAATATAAGCGGTATAACACCTGTTGAGCATAGATACGGAGAAAAAGTAAAAAGTCTGTCGCTGGACACATATAACATATTGGAAGCTATTCCGCACACTGGAAAAGAAATTACTGTTGATATCGGAATTAGAGGGCAATCAACGCAGTGGAGTGTTAAGGGTGTACTTCAAAGCAAAGATATATCAATTAACTTTGGGGAGAAGGTTGTTTCCACCCTAAACATTGAAGAGAATGGGTATGGTTCGGAGCCAACAATAACCAGCACAAGCCCAAGCCCAGTTTCTACTCTCGCAGATTTAACTATTGTGGGTGACAATTTAGATCAAGCAACTGCGGTTTATTTTAATAATACAATACGCACAAATGAATTTACAGAAAGAAGCTCAACACAAATAAAAGTAAAAGTACCAAGGTTTGCACAAAGCGGCCCAGTAAAAGTTGTTACGCCTTATGGTGAAGTATCTTCGTCCAACGTAACAGTAGTTAATCAAATCGACATACCTTAATGGCAGTAAGCGGGAACATAGGAGATTCTGTAAGGTTTGAAATAACCAACGCTACTTCTGTTACTGGTGTTAAGTTTGGTAGTGGTCAAGCTAATTTTAATAAAGTATCTCAAAACGTAATTGACGCGCTTGTCCCTCAAACTGCTACTTATGATAAAGTTGTATTTCAAAAAGAAAACTCTGTTGAAGTTTTTGATATCACAGTAACAGGTGACGGCAACGTCGATGCTTACAATAATCTTAGCGGTATAATAAATACTTCTGGGTTTTTTGATACTGCTCTTTCTGGCTGTACTACTGGCGCTGTAACATTTTCAGATGTTAATAGTGCGTCTGGTGTTTGTGTTATAACCGCCACAGGAAGCTCTTTGGCCCAAGCCTCTGGCCTTGTGGTTAGTGGTCATGAAAGCGGTTACTGCGGAGGCCCAACAGGTTTCACCACTGGTGATTACGTAGTTTCTGAGACTAGGTTAGGAGATGTGACCACTTCAGCTTTGGGGGGTTCAGACAATTTTGTCGCATTTGCAGCCGTTGAATATACTGGTGATCTAAACGTAAAACAAGCCGCCGTTACTGTTACTTGCAACGAATCAGGTATACAAACTGAGACCACAGATAAATTTGTACCAGTATCAAGAATAAATAATTTCACCATTGTTCCTAACGGCGGTGGCGCAATAACAATTTTTGGCAACGCATTTACATCAGTAACTGGTGTTAGATTAGGTTCAGGAATTAATCTTTCTTTTACAAATACGAACACTGGTATTTCCGCAACTGTTCCTACTGGAGAGTACGATGATTTTATACATTTAGATTTGTATTCTGGGTTATCAACGATAAGTGATTCTAAATATGTTACTTCTGGCCAGATAAGCGGCTCCGACAAGAGCCAAGACTTTTTCGTATTCCCAAGTCAAAAAATAGTAGCTAACCTCGGTAGCACTGATAATGTAATTATAAATGGCTCTGGTTTAAACAATTTAAACTCTATAATCTATAGATCAAAGACCAATGTAGAGGTAACACCGAGCTCGTTTACTAGCACTAGCGGCCAAGCAATCGTTTCTATAAGCGGCTTGGCCACGGGCATCCATGATGTTATCGTTACGAAAAGCGGAGTGTCTTTCACTGGAAGTAATTTTGTTGAAATTCAGGATTCAGTGTCTCATAGTTATAGTTTTGAAAACCACATCTCAAGCGGCTTTAGGTATCTTCAAGAAAAGGCCACTGCTCAAGGACTAGCGACAGCTTTGTCTGGAGAAAGCTTTGAGTTTAGTACAACTGAAGAAAGCGATAGGGTTCAAGTTGTATTTTCTGGCGGGGCAATTGTTGGAGGAAATGTTACTTTTAATTTAAGTAAAAAATCAATTGTTTCTAAAAATGTTACTAACGAGTATATCGTAAAAGGGTTTGGTTTATCTGCTTCCGCATCTAAAACTCAAGCTTACAATAAATTTAATAGCGGCATTTATAGTCAGGACCAATATGGTGAATATAGCTCTGAGTTTTCTTACAGTTTAGACTCAAGAGTCTGCTCAATTACGGGAGAAAGCACAAGCGCTACCAATCAAGAATCGACATTTACTTCTACTGGTACGTATACTGGTCAGGTCGTTGGAGACCCACTAAGTTTGCCTTTGATAGCCGCGCTACGAAGCGGTAATCAAAGCAGTTATGATGCTTACGTTGCAACACAAAATGATTTAAGTTGTTCAATTCTTACTTCTAATGGTGTTACATCGGGTGTGATAGGAAGCGTTAATACTGGAGAAACAGTAAATATTTCTGCTAGTAGCTTTGACGCGGCACAAAATTTAATAAGCATAAACAGTCAAATCTCAAGCACTGGCGCATATTCTGGATATGCTTTACTCTCTACTTCCACTGGTACAATCGATAACTTTGAAACTTTTAGTTATTCAAGCGGTATATCATTTCCGTTTGCAACTTCTGAGCTAGAAGATACAACTGCTCAAATTTGGCATAACGTATTTAACTCTGGTATCAACTTGCTTTACCCGTCTGGATGGACTGGTCAAGACTCTTTGACTAGCGGTTTTGCTGTAATCACAGGAAGCGCCACGGGCTCAACTACTTTAACTTTTTCAGGTCAAAGCGTTAGCGCGGTAAATAGCTTGATAAGCGGAGAAATACAAAACAATAGAAAATACTGTACCACTGGTGACCCCTCGTACTTTACTACTGGAGAGATCGTGAACTTAACCGAAACTGGATACTTCTACGGATACTGCTAAAATGCCTGAACCACATGTAACATATTACGTAAAGGTTGCTGATAATGGCTACGGCCAAAATGAATTCTTTTTTAGTGGCTCTGGTATAGTTGGTTGGGCGCAAGATGTTGCCGAAAATTTTGATTATCATGATGACTGTGGAGTGAATCCTTCGGGGATGAAAATCTACAAGTTTGATTTATCAGACTCAACAAATTCTACTCATCCATTTAATTTTTCTACAACTCAAGACGGCACGCACGCTGGGGGCTCTGCTGTCGCGCTAGGAACTGGTGAGGGTGTATACCATTATGGCGTGCAAGGTCAACCTGGTGCTTCAGTAAAATTTCATACCCCAGAATATCGGGGTTCAGAAGATTCTCCAAGTACGACCATTTTCCCTTATTGTTCTACTCATTCGCTTATGGGTGGCACTAGCGTCTTTACGCTCAATGATGAAAGTGGGGTAGAATGTGTTTCGGGAAATTATGATGGGTCAGCAACAAGTAGCAGCGCAACGAGCAGTAGCGCAACGAGCAGTAGCGCAACGAGCAGCAGTGCGACAAGCAGCGCAACAAGTAGTTCAACTGGCCCAAGTTCAAGCAGCGCAACGAGCAGTAGCGTCACAAGTAGCAGTAGCGCTTCATGTAACCAATCTGCGGAGTTTTCAGGTCAACTAAACACTCTAATTAACACGACAAACTCAACACAGTCAGGTAAATATGGAAACTTTACAACAGTCTCGTATACTCAAGCGACTGGCGTTGAAACTGGCCAGTTTTCTTTAGGGGCTATAATTGCTACAGGCACTAGCCTTTCTAACGCTCTAACTGACCTAACCCCACTGCTATCTCACTTTAATGCAAGCGGCGTGGTAGTAGACGAATTAAATAACACCTCAACATCTTACAATATAAACAATAACACAGCCAGCTATTCCACCACGTTCAGCGGCTACAATGGTTCAGTTTACTATCAAGGCGCAACTGGTTACGTAGGTAAGCGATACTACGTTGGTTACAATCCGCAAATCAGCGGTAACTATACAGGAGCAAACGTAAATACTACATGCCCAGAAACTTCAATTCAGGTTAACTTTGACAGAAATAAATTAATTTACCAAACAACGGCTAACATAACACCTTCGGTAGACGCAATAACTCAATTCGTAGCCACCTTACAGTCTAGCTGTACTGGATTTTTAACTTCGTTGGACGTTTCTTGTTTGAAATTTCAAAATGGTGAGCAAAAATATGGAAAGATAACTTTTCCTTTGAATTTTTCAGATGGTTGGACTGGCATAATTGACGCTGGGTCATACGTCTTAAGGCATGAAAGCGGGTCGTTCACAACAGCTTTGGGGCTTCACACTTTAGGAAGCGGAACACTAAATGTAGATAGATATGTATAAAAGAATCACAGAAGGGCAAACTTTAACTGTTACTGGATTTAATCTTTATCCAGATACTACAGCGGTGTTTTTTAACAATACTGGTAATCAAGTCCCAACCCAAACTGGTTCTTTTAACTCTGACTTTACTCAGGTGGGAATAACAGTTCCCTGCTGTTTACCTGACTTAAATGATTTAATTGTTTTTAACGGTATAAACTACGCTACTGGAGACAGTAAGTATAGGTTTTATGGTAAGCCAACTTTTTCTGGTATAAATAAAACATCAGCAGAATGGGGTGAAGATGTTTTAGTTAAAGGCTCTTATCTTCATCAAACCACTGGAGTTACTGTTGACAATTTAAGCGCTGAGTTTTATTCAGAGTCGCAAAACTCCGTTGTGTTCACAATGCCTCAAGACATCACGGTAGGTTCTGGTCGCAATGTTATCATAAAAACAAAAGGTGGGGCGTTCACAACTGAGATAGCAGCAAGTCAGCCACCAATAGAAGGAGCGCTGGATTCAAATAGTTCCAATGTTGGTTTAAGTTTTGGTGAGTCTGGTTTTGTACAAGGTAAATCATTAGACATAGTAAACAGGGTTGTTGTGTCTGGTTTTTCCCAAGAGCTTTACTTGGAAGGTTCTAATATACTACACGTCGGTTCTTCTGGTTTGTATTTTGCTGTTCCTACCGCAACAATTAACGGGTTACCAGTTAAGCTTCAAAACCAAAGCGGCTTTTACTCTGACGGTAACTATAATCAAACAATCACAGATGAAGCCGTAACTAGCAACAACTTAAAAATAGTTTCCCCGTACATTTCTAATGTTTCAACGGGGGCTGCTAAGTTTCAAGATAGTGTGACAATTAATGGCAGTCAGGTAGAGAATTGTAAAGTTTTATTTTCAGGTTTTGATCAAACCCATGTAGAAGGCACTTCTGTAGCTACTGGCCTAAACAGTAACGAAGTTAGTGTCCCAAGAGGTATAGTTAGGTCTAGGCTTATTATTAGCGGGTATACTGGTGACACCAGTGGAACTTACACTTCTCCCACTTTTTTCTATCCAGTACCCACGATAACAGGACTATCCACAACCAACTTTGTTGTTGGGCAGCAGGTAACTATAGACGCAATTAATGCTTCTCAAGCTAGGGCTCTGGTTGGTATTGATGGAAATGATAAAGTTAGAGGCGCGGGGGTTTCTAACGTCGCAGGTAAATACATTGTAAGTTCTCCAGCTACATACACACCTAAAACAGCTAGAGAATATGGCTCTGCAACATTAAATAATTCTTCATTGTCACACAGCATATCAACTGGAGTCACTAAAATAACAGCCACCATAAACGCAGCAATGATTGGAAACGGCTTCCCGTTTTTGGTTTCTGTTCATGAAGGTGGTGGGCTCAACAGCATAGAAACATTTCCAGATAAACTCATAAATATACCTAATTATGATTCTGTTACCGTTTCTTCGAACCCAGCTTCTATAATAGGAGTTAGTAGAACTAGAGTGACTAGGGAAGATCACATAACAATTAGTGGTAACAATTTGATGAACGCTTACTCTTTAAGCTTGTCTGATGGTTCAGAAACCAAAACGATAACAAGCGGTAGTTTTTTGCAGTCAGGCTCACTGCATCCGTTTGTAACTTTCACAAACACTGGCAACGACAATTATAATTATCAAACTCATTCCATAGACATTGATTTAAGCACTTTTTCTTATACTGGTCTAAATGGGTCGTTTACATTTTTAACCGCATCACCATAACATGTCATCAACTATACAATTTATTTCTAAGCCCTCTGGCACTTCAATAACGCCTTCTTACGGTTTATTGAATGACAGCTTTGTTATAAATGGGCAAAATTTGGATCAAGTAAGTGGAGTTTTATTTGTTGATAAATTTCAAAACGAAATCGCCTCAACTTTTACAGCCGCTAGCCCTACAGTTATCAATGGAAGTGTCCCGCTTTTAGACTCTTCTCTGGGCCGACACGAAGTGAGAGTGCAAAACGAATTGGGGTATGGAAAGCTTTACTTTGACCCAGTAACCCCAGCTTTGACTGCTGAACCAAGACGGTTGATTGGTCATACTGTAACAGATATAACTGACCACTTAGGGATTAACTCCGCGATACCAACAACAGCCCCAAATAACACTCAAGGTTATGAAATAGCTACCACCTCTGTTTCAGCAATTCATGCGTCTAGCTCGCTTATTATTTCTTGTGAATTATCACTAGAAAATGACTTTTGGGGAGCCGCAGTTGTTGCGCTATACAAAGACTTGGAAACCAGTCCGAGGAGAGTCTGGAACTATGGTCTCATTGGCCCACAAATGGGTCAAATGGCCGTTTTAAGCTTCGTTGTGACTGCTGGTACTGTCGATTCACAAACGTGGCGTATACGGCTTGGTAGGGCTGAAAGTTCGCTTTCTACAGTTTATTTAAACAGGAACTCTACGCAGACAAATCCTTATGGATTGGACATTGCCCGATCATATATGACTATAACAGAAATAGAAGCTGAAGGGATAAGTTACTAATGGACATTCTAAAAATATTATCTACGTTTTACTCAGAGCACGAGTGGGTTGTTAAAAACAATAATTACGAAGATTTATTTTGGTCTGACAGTAATTTAATTGCTAAACCTTCACTCGAAGAACTGCAAGACAAGTGGGACAATCAAACTGCCAAAATTAACAATAGAGATGTTCAAGTCCAGCGCCAAAAAGCAATACTTTCCCAATGGCCTATGGAAAAACAATTTGAGGCTATCACTGAACATCACATGGGTCGTTCTGACAAGCTAGATGAATTAACTGATTTCATTGAACAAGTCAAGGCTCAGTATCCTAAACATTGATTGTCTTGATTCTTTCAATAAGCTCAAAAGTTTTGATCTTAGGAATCTGCTGAACTCTAGCTATTTTTTCTGCTTTAGCGTAGCCTTCATCTTTGAGCCTTTTAACCAGAGCTTCAAAGGTCACGCCTTTCTCGTCCATTAAGGAAGAAAGCACTGCGTGTGGATCGGCGCTAGACACGCTTTCTTTTGCTACGCTGGCTTGATGAGAGGTAGCGACTTTTGGTGCGCCACTGTTGACTGGTGCAAGCTCATCACGACCAACAATCCCAATCTTTAAGAAATTTCTCACGCAACGCACAAAGGCTCTATTCTCAGCCATAGGCCCAAGATATAAAGCCCCGAAACCATTTGTGTTTGCTGGTGAAGCATCACCAATAGCCGAGAATATAACAGCCTCATTTTCTGTTTCGTAGTTAGGCTTCCAAGTAATCGTGCAGGTAGTCACTACATAGTCTGGGCTAGGCGAAGTTACATCGTAAGTCACATCGGTATAACCGCGAACTTGAGCAAGCTCTTTGTATCCTTGCAGGAGAACGCAAAGATCGCTGTCTTTTAATTTAGAAACATCTGCTGATGCAGGGTACTTGGTAGGGTTAGGGTAAAGCCACTCGTCATTGAGCATTTTGCGCCAATCAATGAAACCATTTGCGTCAAATGAATACTCGACTTTTGGTTCAGTTATTAGGCCGTCTTTGTCTCTCTTAATACGGACCAATCCGTTTGATTTGTTACTCATAAATACAAGTTTAGACTACCCTTGATTAAGAGTCAAGCTTTTTGACGACATAAGTTTCATCTAAAAAGTCCCAAAACTCTGGGTTATCTACTACTTCAGTAAAAGAAAAATCATTCACAGATGCCATAGGTTTTTCTGCTGCTAGGTTTGAAACGCTGTTGTAGCATTTGCCGTTTTTTAGTATTTTTTTTCTAGTTTTGAACATGTACTTAGAAAGGTCTTGGCCTTTGAGTATTGCCATGCCTTCTTCGTCAATGTATTTGCGAAAAATAAAACCATAATCTAAATATTCCAGTTTTAATTTTTCTAGCTTTTCCCCGCCGTCTCTGGTTAGTAAGCTGTGAGATACGGCATTGCTACGAAGAAACTCAACAAAATCTTTATCATGATTATCATCCAAGTAGTAAACAAAGTTTTGTATCCTTGGTTTGTAATTTACAATCATACTTTTATCAATTGGCTTTGTGGAGCAAATCACGCACACGGATTGTTTTAGTTGTTCTTCTAGGATTTTTTCATCGTGCTCAATGTCCATCCTAACGATAAGCGGGTGATTTGAGAGTTGTTGTTGGCTTATCCTAGCTACTGAAGTCGGAACGTTTTGGATATTAATATCATTATAATTTTTACCAATGTGAACTCTCTCGTAAGGAATTTTGGCATCAATGCCAAGTAGGTCAAAAACAGACTGAGCTATTTTTTCTGCCGAAATTTCATTGATTGTTTTAGGGTCTTCTTGTAAAGAAAAGCTTGGCTTAATCCCATCTCTGTTTGGCTCATGCAAAATTACATCTTTTGAATCAGACCAGTAAGGGCCGCTTGATCTAGTCCACTGATTACAGTACAGGCCAACAATTTTTTTGTTGTAAGCTGAAGCCATGTGGATACCAATACTATCTACCCCTAGATGAAGCATCGACCCGTTAATTAAGTATGACACTTGAGAAAGCTCAGTAGAGCCTTGAGTGTGAATGCAGCCAGGAATTGCACGGTCTTTCTCTACGCCAAGCTGTACAATCTTAATATCACGTTTTTCTAATTCAGGCTTAATATACTGAATTACTTCATCCCAATAAGCGTAATCACGTACATCTGCTCCACCAGCGGGCTGTAGAGTGATGTAGTGCTTGTGACTCATGGGGTAGTAGCTTTGGTAAATCCAAGGCTTATCGATCCTCAAGCCGCAATGCGTTGCGTATGACTCAATGATGTGCATATTTTAAATCTTTGTAATT